ATAGCACTGGCGCAAGAAAGACTTAAATGGCAAAATACTTTAATTATTTCCCAAAAATAATCTATTCAGCAAATAACAATACTGCTGGATTAGATACTGTTACATCCATTACTTCCAGATTTACATTTACAGATAATTTTAAATTAAATTCTTCAATCTTTTACACATATGATGTACAAGAAAGTGACACACCTGAAATTATTGCAGGTAAATTTTATAAAAATCCTGAGAGACATTGGATTGTTTTGATGTTCAATGACATTGTTGACCCACAATATGACTGGCCATTAAAGAGTGGTGATTTAGTTAATTTCATTGATAAAAAATATTCTGCCAACAACTATGCAGATACCGCAAACACTTCTGTTTCCGGTTTATCTTGGGCTATGAATGTGAACCATGTTCAAGCATATTACAAAATTATAACTAAAACCAACAGAGATAATATAGATTTTATTGAGAAGATTCAAGTTGATGCAAATACATATGCAAATGTGGCGGCAACCACACAATCATTTACTTTGGATAGTGGTGATGTAATTACACAAAAAGTAACAAAAGAAAAACAAACTTATTATGGTTATGAGCTTGCTGAAAATGAAAATAAAAGAACCATTAAATTGGTAAAACCTGAATTTATAAATGCCATCGAAAAAGAATTTAAAAGAGTAATCAAGTAATGGGCATTCCTTTTAAGAAATCAACTGGATTTTCAATCAATGAATTGGTTATTGTTACCAAAGGTGGTTCTATTGATATTACTTCAATTTATGAAGAAATCAATATTTTTGATTCAATTTTATCACCGGTAATGACAGGAACAATTTTAATAACAGATGCAGTTGGTTTATCAGATAAACTTTTATTTGATGGTTCAGAATCTCTTTTAATGCATATTTCAAAATCTTCTGAAATGGAAGATGTTGCTTCATTTAAGAAAGCCTTTAGAATTTACAAACAATCTGATAGAAAAAATAAAGGATTAAATTCTGAAGTTTATGCTCTTCATTTTTGTTCTGATGAATTAATGTATTCAGACCAACAAAAAATTAATCAATCATATGAAGACACATATGGTAAAATTGTGTCTAGAATTTTAATAGATTATTTGAAAGTTCCAGAAAATAGTCTTACTGGTATTTTTGAAGACACGTTTGGTATCAGAAAAGTTGTTATACCAAATTTAAAACCTATTGATGCAATAGATTGGTGTGCAAAAAGGTCTGTTGACGTTAACCAATCTCCAAATTATATCTTTTTTGAAAATGCAACAGGATTTAATTATGTAACACTTTCAAAACTACTGACACAAGATAGTATATTGGATATTAAATTTGATGCCAAAAATTTACAAGGGCAAGATGCACTTGATGAAATTAGTATGGCTCGAGGATTTGAAGTCGTAGTTCAGAATGATAGTTTAACAAAACAAAGGTCTGGTGTTAATGCTGGTCAATTTATTGGTTTTGACCCAATAACTAGAACAACTGCAATCAAACAGATTGGTTATGGAGATGTTTATTCTGCCATGAAACATTCTAATAGCACTCCAAATGTTTCTATAAATCAAAATAGAGCAGGCATTGAAAATGTCAAGGCATACAATTCCAAAAAAACATTTTCTATGTTTGGTGCAGCTCAACAGTTTAGTGAATATATTAAAAAAAATGACCCATCATCATTATCTAAAATTGAAAATTTAGAAGATTGGGTTTTCCAAAGAAAATCCATTTTTGAAAATTTAATGTCTAAAAGAATTAAGATTGTTATGCCTGGCAATTTTCAGTTGTCTTCTGGTTATAATGTGAATGTTAGTGCGCCAAATTTTTCCAAAAAAGATAGAGGTGATGATAATGAAGATACCAGTTTAAGTGGTAGTTATATTATTGTGGCTTCTAGACATATCATTGGATATGAAAAACATGAAACCATTATTGAAGTGGCAACAACCTCTACAAATAACGAATTTATTCCACAGAGTAATTCAGAACAAACAAACGAAATGTTAGAGTACTAAAATGGCAGATTTTGCAGGTAAAGATGGCTTCATTTGGTGGGTAGGATTTGTCGAGGACAGAAAAGACCCATTGAAATTAGGACGATTAAAGGTCCGTTGTGTTGCGTGGGATTCAGAAAACAAAATGGAACTGCCAACTGATTTTCTTCCTTGGGCTCAAGTTGTTACTCCATTAAACAAAACTCCAAAAGAAGGAGATATGGTTTTAGGATTCTTTGCTGATGGTGTTGACGCACAACAAAGAATCGTATTCGGTTATTTCCCTGGCATACCATTAAATCCTGCGAATCCACAAAATGCATTTAGTGACCCAAGAACTGATACTGAATTAAAAATTGCACCAAAAACACCAAAAGAAAAAACATACAATACTGATGGTACTGGTATTACAATTACCGAAAGAGACCAAGCAGAAGCATATCCTAAAAATTTGGATGAACCAACAACTTCCCGTATTGCAAGAAACGATGAAGACACTATTACCAAAACATTCATACAAGAACGTAAAGATACTGTCGTAATTGGAATTGAAACTGTCAATGATACATGGGACGAACCAAAGACTCCATACAATACTGTTTACCCATACAATGATGTACTTGAAACTGAATCTGGTCACATTTTAGAATTCGATGATACTCCAGAAGCCGAAAGAATTCACCTTGCACACCGCAACGGTTCTTTCCAAGAATGGTTTCCAGATGGAGACAAAGTTGAAAAAGTTACTAAAGACAATTACCAAATCATAATGGGTGACGATAGAGTTTACATTATGGGTAAGTGTCAAATTACGGTACAAGGCAACGCAGAAGTTTATGTTAAAGAAAATGCATATGTTAAGGTTGATAAAAATTTAGAAGCCACAGTAGGTGGTAATATGACTTCAACAGTAGATGGCAATTTTAATATGGATGTTGGTGGAACAACAACTTGGAATTCTGGCGGAAACTTCAAAGTAACTGCACCAAGAATTGATTTGAATTAAGGAATAAAATGCCAGCAGTTGCAAGAGATGGTGATTCAACAACAACAGGACACGGTTGTGATTCTGTAACCACAGTAACTGGTCCAACAGGTTCTTCAGCTAAAGTTTATGCAAACGGAATACCTGTCGAATGTCAAGGAAATCCAGTTGCACCACACACAATACCTTCTGGTTCATCATGTGTACCACATTCTGCGGTAATTAATGTTGGTTCCAGTAAAGTTTTTGTTAATGGAATACCACTTGCAAGAATCGGTGATTCAACAGATGGTGGACAAATAATTTCTGGTTCTTCTAATGTGTTTGCGGGTGGATGAGATAAATAGAAAATGGCAACAGTTACTATCAGTTCATCAAAAACATTCAAAGATTTGGATTTGAATTTCGCACTTCATCCAATCAGAAAAGACATAAATGTCTTTAAAAACGAATATGCTGTTATAAATGCAGTTAAAAATTTGATTTTGACAAATCATTATGAACGACCTTTTCGTCCAGAATTAGGAAGCAACCTTCGCAGATTATTGTTTGAAAATGTTGATAGTTTATTCGCTGCACAGATTGAACGTGAAATAGAAGAAACAATTAATAACTTCGAACCTAGGGTTAGAATATCCAAAGTTCAAGCATTTCCAATTCCAGATGAAAACAAATATCAAGTTAGGATGGAGTTTTTCATTGTAGATAAAACCGATTCAGTTACAATAAATTTTTTCCTAGAACGGGTTAGATAACATGGCAGACCGACTAAGAGTCACAGAACTTGATTTTGATACAATCAAATCAAATCTAAAGACATTTTTAAACCAACAAACAGAATTTACAGATTATGACTTTGAAGGGTCAGGACTATCTGTACTTTTAGATATTTTGGCATATAACACACATTATAATGCCTACTATCTTAACATGGTTGCAAATGAATCATTTATGGATACCGCATTGTTGCGTGATTCAGTTGTGTCTCATGCTAAAACCCTAGGATATGTTCCACATTCAATGAAGGCACCAGTTGCTACAATTAACTTTTTGGCACAATCTTCTAATTCTTCTCCTGCCAATTTAACTTTACCGGCCGGATTTTCTTTCCTTTCAAACCAAATTGATAACAAGACTTATAATTTTGTAGTTTTGGAAGATACATTAGTAACAAAATCAAACAATTCATATTATTTTGAAAATCTAAAAATCTATGAAGGTCAATTGATAACTTACAGTTACACACAAAATGTAACAACAAATCCAAAACAAATATTTACTTTACAAGATACAAATATTGACACAACAACAATTAAAGTTCGTGTGTCTCCATCTTCAACATCAACTGAATCATCTGTTTATAATTTGGTTTCAGATATTTTAGATATTACATCATCTTCTGAAGTGTATTTCCTACAAGAAGGAAGAAATGGTAAATATGAAATCTATTTTGGAAATGGTGTTATAGGAAAATCAATAGCTGATGGTTCTATTATTTCTGTTTCATATTTGTTAACTAACGGCACATCTGCAAGTAAAGCAAATAACTTTATTGCTACAGCATCTCTATCAGATACCTTGGGTGAATCTCTAACCAATTTCACAATTACTCCAGTTTCAGCCGCATCAGGTGGTTCTGAAAGAGAATCGGTTGATGATATTAAGTTTGGTTCTGCGGCACAATTTGCTACACAGAATCGTTTAATCACAACCAAAGATTATGAATCTTATTTGAAGAAAAATTATCCATCAGTTGATTCCATTTCTGTATGGGGTGGTGAAGAAGAAACACCAAAAGCTTATGGTAAAGTTTACATTGCATTGAAACCTAAACAAGACTATTATATTTCAGAAACAGAAAAAGAAAGAATCATTAATGAGATTATTTCTCCAAAATCAGTTGTTTCTGTTGATACCATAATTCGTGACCCTGAGTATTTGTATTTGTTGGTTGCAAATTATGTTGAGTATGATAAAAAGAAAACTACACAAAATGCAGAAGGTATAAAAACAGCAATAAGAAATGCCATTTTGTTATACAACGAAAATAATTTGAATCAATTTGGATCAACATTTGTTCTTTCAAAATTACAAGACAATATTGATAGTGTTGACTTAAATGCTATTCGTGGTTCTGAAACCGTATTGAGATTGCAAAAACGATTTGAACCTAACTTATTGTCTTCTGCATCATACACAATTAATTTTAATGCCGAATTACATAGAGGCACAATTACCAACAGAATGACTTCCACACAATTTGATGTGTATGATTCTAATGGTACAAGAAGAACAGTTTTGTTGGAAGAAATTCCACAATCATATACTGGTGTCTCAAGTATTGAAGTGTCAAATGGTGGGTCTGGATATTTGATTGCACCAACAGTAACAATTACTGGTGACGGTTCTGGTGCAACCGCTGTTGCAACTATTGTGAATGGCCGTGTTGATAGTATTACAGTAACGAATCGTGGTTCTGGATATACAAGAGCGTTAGTTGTTATTTCTGGTGGTAGTGGTTATGGTGCAACTGCAATTGCTATTTTAGATTCAAAATATGGAACAGTTCGAACAATTTACTATGATGAATTTGTTCAGAGACAAGTGGTAACTGAAAATGCAGGTACTATTGATTATTCTTTAGGCACAGTAACAATTAATGATATAAGAATTTTATCGGTAACTTCTGATGATGGTTTGATTCGTTTAACTATCGAATCTGAAAGAGGCATTCTGTCTTCCACCAAGAACACAATTATTACAATTGATGATACTGATTCTACATCCATTTCAACTGAACTAACTGAAATCTAATGACTGATAAATTAACATCATTACTTGTTAATCATCAAGTTCCCGAATTTGTTCGGGAAGAGTATCCGCTTTTCATTAATTTTTTAGAAGCATACTATGAATACCTTGAACAAAAACAAGGAACACAATTAAATGATTTAACAACCAAATCGAAAGATTTGCGTTATATTTCAGATGTGGACTCATCTATTGATGATTTTGAAACCAACTTTTTCAACACCTATGCTTCATTAGTTCCTAGAGATGTTGCGGTAGATAAATCATCACTTATTAAAAATGTTCTTCCACTTTACCTATCTACAGGTTCAGAAGCATCATTTAAACTCTTGTACCGATTCATGTTTGGCCAAGAGTTGCAAGTTATATATCCAAAGAATAATGTTCTCCGTGCATCTGATGGTAAATGGGAAATAGAAAACACACTTAAAGTTTCTTCGGATTTCTATTCATACTATACAGGTAATGGAACAACTAAAGAATTTAAGATTTTACAGGAACTTGATTCTTCACAAATATCTGTTTATGTAAATGATGTATTACAAACAACAGGATTCTATGTACGAAAAGAATCCAAAAAAGTTATATTCAATACTGCACCAATAACTGGTTCAGATATTAGAATTTTACATAAGACACTTGATAAGACTATATTTACCAATAGAAAAATTACAGGTGAATTATCTTCCGCAACAGCTCTCGTAGAAAAAGTTTCAAATAAAATTCTTAATGCTGAAACAGTTGTTGAATTATACATCAATGACAAAACTTTAATTGACACATTCATAAATGGTGAGAACGTACTCACAAATGTTTTTGTTGATGATGTTTTGGTGAATGTAATTGTCACCTCAATATCTAACGTATTGAAAATTAACATTATTGATGGTGGTGCTAACTATAATGTTGGTGACCCTGTTATTGTTAATTCACCAGTTGCCGAAGTTTATCCTTCTGCTCTTATTTCAAAAACATTTAAAGGTGTAATTAACCAAGTTCTCATCACAGATGGTGGTGCAGGATTTATGGTTGGCGAAAGAATTGCAGCCGTAGATTATGCCAATACACAATTAGATTTTGCTGTTGCAAACGTCAATACACTTTCTGCAAACACCGCAAACACATTTTTAATTTATTCGGATGTTATTTCAGATGTTAATGTTAATGTTGCCATATCAGGAACAAATTGGCATTTCCCTGGCAACATTGCAACGTCAGGTATAATTAATGTCAACTCAGTTATTTCGACTGCATTTTCAAACACAAGATTTATCTCAATCGGTGAAATTTCGAATGTTTCAATTCTTGCGGCTAATGTTGTAGTTACAACCACACCTGTTCTTAATGCTGCACCAGCATATGTAACAATTTCTCCATTAACAGCAAATACAACTTCACCAACAACTGTTACGATTGACACCTTTGGTTCATTAGGTAAATTATTTGTTCGTAGTGGTGGTCTTGGTTATTCAGTTTTTGATGAATTGCAATTTACAAACAAACCAATGTCATTCGGTACAGGCGCAGAAGCAATTGTTTCTAAAGTATCATTGACTGGTCGTATCACAGAAGCCAAATTTGTACCAAGTAAAATTACTGGTAATGTAAGTGTCACGGCAGTTTCAAATGTAATGGTTCAAGGTATTGGAACTGCATTTAATACTGAATTGGTGCCAGGTGATAACATTATGATTGGATATGATACTCGTAAAGTTATCAGTATAGCATCAGCAACTTCATTGAATGTAACCTCTGCATCTTGGACACAAATTTACTCAGCAGTACCAATTAGAAAAGTTGGTAAAAATTTAGTTGGTGGTCAAGGATATACACAAGATAAATTGCCAACAGTAACTATCAATTCTGCAACAGGATCAAATGGTGTAATTTATGTTACCACAATTATGGGTGACGGTGAAGACTTATTAGCCAAAGGTACAAAACGACCAGGTGAAATTGAAGAAATCCTTGTTACAAATCCAGGTAGAGCAATTAAAGTTGTACCATCTGTAGATTTAACTGGTTATGGTGATGGTACTGCAACTGCAAATGTTACATTGAATCCTTCATACGAAACACTAGAGGGTCGTTGGTCGTCTTCTGATGGTATCATATCATCTTCAGATAGAAAAATCCAAGGCCGTGATTACTATGTAAATTACTCTTACCTACTTTCTTCATCCACAGAGTTCGCTAAATATAAGAAAGTATTTAAGGACTTATTACATCCTGCCGGTTTTGAAGTGTATGCTGAATTAACCAGACTAGATGAATTAGAACCAACACCTGCAACACTTGAAACAATTGTCGCACCAAAAAATATTAAAACACTTTCTGGTCTTGTAAATATTGTTAACACAAGCATTTATGTAACAGGTTCAAATACTAAATTTAATGTTGCCAATAGTC